TAAGACACCCATCTGCAGATGGGTGCCACTCACCACCTCAGCTTCCATCGTCTTCGTCAGCCGCCCTGACTTGGTTTCATAGGGCGCAAGTGTGCCGAGAATTAGGGTGCTCAAAGCCTGAGAGTTGATGTAGTTCACCTGGCCGAAACTGCCGTCATCAAATGACGAATCCACATACCCTCGCACATCAGACGCCAGCCGATAGGTGATGTTGTTGGTGTTAGCGGCAACCCAATCAAACGACAAGTGGATCAGCACACGCACAGGGCCATTCACCGTAGACACCAAGTCTGGTGTTCTGAAGTAACTCGTGGTGGCCGATGCCAAAAAGCCACTGAACACTTCGGTGGCCGAATGGTCTGCCAGCTCTTGCGTCTGCGCCTGCCGGACCATGCGCACATCCGCCAAACCTGCATAAAGCGCGGCCAGGGTTGAGCCCGAAGGCACAGGCACCGATGCTGAATATCCGAGCCTTGGCACCATGCGAGCTGCGCCTGCCGGTGCCGTCATCTTTTTGGCCACAGACCTCCACGTGCCGCCTGACACTGTTGGCACCAAAGCCACCAGGCCAGACGACAAGGTGGCGCCATTGCCATCGAGCCAGTCAACGAACAAGGAAACCCAGTCACCAGCGGTAGATGCCGCACTGGCATCCACCTGGGCCGACACGTAGTAATCAACCCCAGGCTCACAATAAACCGGCACCACCCCACTGCAGCCGCCGGGTGAGACCTTCAGGTAACGAGCGAACGACCGCCCTGACACCGCAGCCACAACACCAGCAGACCACTCCGAAGGCCGCTCACCCAAAGGCAAGAGATCAAACGAGCCCTGCGACAACAGGTTTTCAGGCGTCTGAGCCGTGAGCACATAGCGGCCCGTGATCGTGTACGTGTTGTCAGCCACCACGGCCAGGTCTTGCGTGGCCACGCCGTAGATGTTGAACGACTGGCACTTGATGTGCACCTGTTGGCCGATCAGCTTGTAGTTGAGCGGGCCATATCGCCCCACCGACTGATCGCACCGCACCACAGGAGCGCCCGAAAAGTGAGCAGCCGTGCGCCCCTCATAGATGCCACGGATGACGCCCGACAAGGTGTAAGCCCCCGCTGCTGTCAGCGATGCGGTGGTGTAGGCCACGAACTCAGGGCTTGCGCCCCCGATGTAGCACAGCGTTTCACCCAAGCCCGCAGCCAGGCCCGAAGCACTCAGCAACTGCCCGTTGACACCGGACAAGCTCATCGCGCTGTCAGACGACAGCATGGCTGCCGAAAGCACACCAGCTCGCGTGCGGCCAGTGATCGTGGTGACCTTCTGATAGTCCACACCATTGAGCGAGACCCACACGTGACACCCGCCCCATGTGTCAGAGGCACCATCAACAGCCAACCACAGCTCCAGATCACCGTTCGTCAATTCCTTGGGGCCCTCGAAAACAGCCTTCAGCACTGTGTTGCCAGGCGCTGCACTGAAGTCGTTCCGGTATGGGTTCGCCACTGGCAACTGGTGCGCAGGCTGGGCGCTCACCGTGGCTGTGAAATCGACCGCGGTGAACTCATAGCCAGCATCGGTCTCTTCCATGCGCTTGATCTGTACAGGGAAGTCCTCCAGGCCCTGCCCTGGCGATGTGAGCGTGACGATGTTGGTGGGCAGCAAGTCAGCAAACGGCCACGGCAGGCGGAAGGCGTACTCGTTGCGCACCTGCCCGTGCCTGTTCAGCTCTTGCTGAGCAATGCGCAGGGCAACACTTGGATCACAGATCCACTCGCAATCGAGCTTGGGTGCCGCACGCTCGCCAAACATCGAGATGGATGCCTGGTCAACCACTCGGGCCACATCTGGCGCGTACTCATTGGAGCGGTTGCGAAAGCCCACCTCGACCACATTGAAGACATCGGCAGGCGGCTTGCGCGTGATCGACACCAGCGGCTCATCGTCGCCGGTCGACATCAGGTGATCAGGCGTCAGGGCATACATCGGGGTCAGGTCTGGCGCCCATGAGTATGTCACGCCACCCACTTGCATGGACACGGCCTCAGTGCCCAGGGGAACCATGTGGAGCTGTCCGTCAACCTCCACCATGGCCGAGTTCGTGATGCGCTGAAGCAGCTCAAGCCGATCAGTCGCAGGCGCCTGCTCCAGCAGCATGGGAGAGAGCCACAACCCCGAAGCTGTGCAGAAGTTGCGGTACGAGGCCACAGGGCCGGTCAAGCCGGACAGGCCCAGGCCCCTTCGCGTATTTTCAACCCAGTCGACAAAGGGCAGCGAGGGGTTGGCATCAAGGATGGAGCTGTCAATGCCTTGGCAGCCTGGGCCGTAGACCTCAATCGAGTGGTTCTCGATCTGGGCATCTGCGCCCAGGTCATAGTCTTCAATCGTGAACAGGGCCATGCCGCTGTACACCAGCGCATGCGCGCCACCGTGGAGGGTGCTCAAAAGCGCAGGAGGGCTTTGTGACGTGATGTTGCCCACCTTGATGTAATTGGCCGAGCAGATCAACGGCCCACCCGCTTCGATCATGGTCTTGCCACGCCAGATGCGGCCGATCTGTTGAATGGGGCCCTCGACCAAGCCCATCACCACCGACGCGGTGTATCGGTAGGTCACCGAGGTGGTGTCCACCCCGCCGCCGCCCTTGCCGCCTGCTGACTCTGTGCTGCGCTGCTCGATGGCCTGAAAGTTGCCGTAATCCAGCAGGTTTGGGGGCACTCGGTTTGCCCCGTACAGCACGGGCACAGCCAGGCCCTGCTGTGAGGCTTGGAAGCGCACGCCCTCTGCCTTCTGCACGCTGTTGACGATCTCTGTGTTGCCACCCATTCAAAGCTCCATCAAGCGGTCGATTGACCAATACCAGGGTTCACGCTCACCCAAGCCATCAGCCTCGTGAGAGATGCACACAGCACCCGTGCGGCCATGCCGCGCGAATGCGTGGATGAACTCGCCATCACCCACGTAGATGCCTGAGTGGGAATGTGTGCGGCCAAACTTCCACAGCACAACATCACCAGGGCAAGGCGTTTGGACACGGTCGGCCCGCAGGTCGATGGCCTGCGCATAGACCTCTTCACTGCGGTGGCGGTGCCAGAACTGGGGGTAGATGCCAGGGTCAGTGGGGGGCAAGATGCCCACCGCCTCATAAACCCCGCACAGGAAGTGCACACAATCGACCCCCGCCCCCTTAACGCGGGCGTGGTGGTGGTAAGGCGTCCCCAGCCAGGAGCGGGCCTCAGCACACACACGACCCCGAAGATCATCAGCAGCGCTCATGTCACAGACTCCGGCGGTGGAATGAAGGGCATGCCGCGAAAGCGTGCCCGGTTGCTGTACCTGTCGCAGCTCTCCAGCGTCAGGTTGCAGCCAGGGAAAATCTCGAAGGCATCACCCACAGCGACAGCTGCAGGCAAGGGGGACATCAGCGCGAGCTGCCCACCCGCCTGGCGGCGAACCGTTCGGCTGGCACCCCTGCAGGCGCCCGTGGTGAAGGTCAACACACCCAGGTCATAGGTGCCATCCGCAGCCGTCAGGCCAGTGCTGAAGGTGGTGCGGCCCGAGCTGCTCACCGATGTGGCTGCGCCCGTGTCGGTGTATGCCGACTTGAGCAAGCCACACAAGTCGCTGTACATCGTGGTGCGGCATCGTGGCTGGTAGACCGTGGGCGGCAATGGCCGGTTGAACGCCTCGGTGATGCTGCGAACCACGACCTGCACCCCATCGCGGCCAGACGTCTGCACATCAGACACTTTGCCTTCATGCTGCTGCAAGGGCGTGGCCCAAGGCTGGCCAGGGCCTGCGCTGAAGGCTTGGTACAGCACCACTTTGGCGCCGTCCAGGCCGCCCGCGAGAATCCAGGGAATCATGCGCTGGCCATCGACCAGCACAGGGTTCTCGGTTCGGTCAAACAGGGTCAGCGTGAGAGATGCGCCCTGTGCCCCGATAGACCGGCTCAACTTCGTACGCTTGATGCCCAGCCCCAGGTCGTAGTGCACACCGCCCGCATCGACAGCAGCATCCAAATCGGTCCACAGCCACGACCTGCTGGCATCGGCTGTCTGGATCAGGTAGAGATCGGCCCCCATGAGCTGGCGGCCAGCATCGAGCAGCGCACGCAGATCAGCAGGGATGGTTCGGCGAAATTGGGTCATGGTTTGTAAGTTTTGAACTCAACCGACTTGGCGTTGAACAACTGATCCATGAACTGCATGTAGGACAGGTCACCAGCCTTGAACCGACAGCGCTGGTAATACTTGCCAGACCAGGACAGCGTCGCACCTGCGCCCAGGGGCTCACCCAGTGAGACCAGACCAGTGCCGCTGATGCTGTAATCGATCAAGGCCCGAGCCGCAGCCGCCGTGGCGATGTAGCGGCTGGGCTTGAGCACCGTGGAGGGCATCCACACGTACATGCCAGCGCCATCGGCGCCCTGGTACACCGTGTTTCCAAGCCCTCCGAACGAGCCTGTGACCAGCGCCGCACGGATGATCGTCTCCGTCTCTGCATTGCCTGGGTTGAAGCTCAGGCTCAGCTTCTTCCAGCCGTTGCCCGCATCAGCGATGGCCACGGACATCTGCGCTGTGCCTGCCGTCGAAACCTGTGACACAAGGCCATTGGCCACATCAACCAAACACACGGCATAGGTAGATGTTGTGGGCACCGGGTAGCACTCCAGCCGCACCAGAGATCGCTCAGCAGGTTTGAAGTACCAGTCATACGTGAGCGAGCCGCCCGCCGGGATCGTGATTCCATGGTCATCGAGGTAGTGCGCGTCATTGATCGGGCGCTCCACGAGTTTCAAGGTATCGCCACCACCCAAGGGGTCAGTCGTTGTGCGAGTGCCGTACACCAGCGCACCACCACAGCGAAGCTGCGTCGGCTCTAGCTGCGCACCCCAGGCCGCGATCTCGGCACCATTGCCCCAGTCGCCCATGAAGTAGCGGGTGGCAGCAACCACATCAGACGCATTGGTGAACACCAGGGAGAACCGCTGCCACTGGTTGCTCAAGCCCTGGAAATCACGGCTGGTGCGCTCCAAGGTGGAGGCTGATCCATCCTTGTCATGCTCGATGCTGATGACAGATCCAGAAGCTGGCACCGAGCCCGAGATCAGCTTGGCATAGATGCTGGCGATGTACACCACCGCTGCCGCCAGTGAGCCTGACTGCGCGATGTAGGCGTTGCCCCCCGTGGCCGCGTTGTAGACCGTCGCAGTGCTCGTTCCATCAGGGGCTGTGGTCTTGCCCACCCTGGTCTGGTTCGCGCCTTTGAACCAAGGCGACACACTCGAATCAGCATCAGACTGCAGCATCAAGTTCTGCCTGGTCTTGCTGCTCAGCCGTTCGGTGCCGCGCCAATCGCTGACAGAGAGCTGAACCTCCCCGTACGTGTCAAACACTGGCGATAAAGCCCCGCCAAAGCTGCGCAGCAACTGATAAGACTGCGCTGCGCCCGTGCCCAGACCTATCTGAACGCTTGCGGCCGTGTTGTCCACGGGGTCATCGAACAGCCAGGTGTCAAAGTCACCTTTGTGGCGGTCGAAAAACCCCATCAGGGTCTGCAGCTCACGCTGTGCGCCAGAGCGCAGGAACTCATACTCCAGCCTGTAGTGACGCACAGGGTAAGTCCACATCGCGCGCGAGAAAGAGCGGCCCGAGTCGCTCTCTCGCACGGCGTTGCGCCACTCATGCTTGCGCTCAATGTTCCAGGTCAGGCCCGGCAGAACCGGGAATGTTTCGTTGCTCATCGGGCAGGCCTCCAGCCATTGCGGTGCAGCTTGTTGATTTCATCGGCGATCACGCCAGCCTTGCGCCTGATGTCTGAATCGCTCAACCCACCGTAATCATGGAAGTGAACCTGACCACCACCCATGCCACCTGCGCCACCTTGAGAGTCAGCCAGGCTACGGATCACGTCTGCATGCTGAGCTGGCAGCACCATCTCTCGTGCGTGAAGCTGAGTCACAGGGTTCAGGCCCGCCGGGATGTCAAAACCACCCGAAGCCGAAGCCGTTGCAGCAAAGCTCATGGCCAACGCCGACATGCTGGCGCCAAACGCTGGCGCACCCAAGTTCAACGGAAACGGCGCCGCAGCCATCGAGGCGACGCCACCGGCACCTGCCTTGCCCGCCTCAGTTGCGATTTCGCTGATGCCCATCACCTTGCTGATGCCCTTCATGATCACCTGGTTGACCAGCCACTTTGCCGCCATCTGGGCCAGCATTTGAATGAAGCTCTGCAGCACTGCGTTGAACATGCCACGCATCAAGCCGCTCACGCTCTTGATGCTGGTGCCAATCTGCGAGAACACCTGGGCAAAACCGCCTTGCAGGCTTTGGCCGAACTGCAGCACGTTCTGCTGAGACTCCAGCACTGCCTGCCGCCTGATCTGCCGAAGCCGCGCCTGGTGCTGAATCTCAAGCTGCTGGCTCTCGGCCTGCAGGCGGGCCAGCTCGGCCACGTTGCGATCGGGATCACGCTCGGCATCTTGCATGCGCGTCTGCAGCGACTGGCGCAACACCTCGTTGCGCGAGTTCTCGAACTGCATCTGCGCCTGCAACATCTGCTGGTCATTCAGCAAGCCCAGGTCGTGCTCGAACTGATACTGCTGTTCAAGCGTGTCAATCGCAGCCAGCGAGGTGTCCTTCATGGCATCGCGCTTGATCTGCTGCACGGCCTTGGTCTGCTCTGCAGCCTGGCGCTCGATGGCATTGATGCGAGCCTGGGCCGCCTCGTAATCTTTGGTGCCCTCTTGGTACAGGCTTTGCACTTGGCGGGCCAGGGCCAGCTTCTTGTCGGTGTTGTGCTGGTACAGGGCCTCTTCAGCTTTGAGGTTTTCCACCTTGGTTTGGAAGCTCTCGCGCAACATCTGCAGCTCAGCTTCAGCGGCCTTCTTGCCTGCCTTGGCCTGGTCTTCGGCAGACACGTCTGCCAGCTTCGATTTGTCGCGCCAGAACTGCGCCTCTGCGGCCTTGGTCATCTCGCGGAAATTTCCCTCCAGCAAGGACTGCTTGGTGAGCGACAGGCGCTTGTCCTCCAGCTCGCGCTCGAAGGCGGGCATGCGGGATTTCTCATGAGCACCTGCAGCGGATGATCCTGCATTGCCAAATTCGCCCATGCTTTTGGTGCCACTCTTGGGTGCGGCCACTTCCGTGCCCTTGCCCCAGATGCGAGAGATGTCCGACTTGACATCGTCCACCACATCACCACCCACCGAGACTGCGTTCCCAAACGCATTCTTGAACCCTTGCCCAATTCGCGCGCCAATCTGCTTGGCCGAGTTCACTGCTCCACTGAAGTCGCCCTTGAACAGGTTGCTGAAAACATCACCCAGCAACCCGCCAGCATCGATCATCGTGCTGATCGATTCAAAGACCACACCTGAGAAGGCAAGAACCGCACCCTGAACAATGCGAAAGCCCACCACGAGACCCGTCAGAGCCCCCTTGAAAACACTGACCACATAAGGGCCAGTCCGGGCGAAATACTGCGCCAGCTCGGTGAACACAGGCATCACAGCCTTGCCGATGGTGTTCTTCACAGCGTCCATGACGTCGCCCACGTCATTCATCGCCGCTTTGTATTCCTTGCTGGCCTGAACGCCCTCCTTGGTCATGGTCATGCCAAGTTCTTCGTTCTTCTTGGCCGCATCCTCCAGCACCTGGTTGTTCAGCTTTTGGAGCGACATGACCTCGTCCACGCCCTTGCCGAACAAGGTCATGGCAGCCGTGGTCTGGTCCAGGCCTGGCTTGTATTGGCCCACCACGCCCAACGCCTCGGTGAACAGCGTGTTGCTGTCGCGCAAGTTACCGTTGCTGTCACGCGTCTGCAGGCCCATGGCCTTGAGGCCGTCTTCGTTGGTCTTGATCTGCTTGGCGAACTTCTGGAAGGCGCCCACGTAGGTGTCGCTGTCCGAGTAGATGTCACCCAGCGCCGTGCGCAAGGTGGCAGCCTGAGTGCCCGTGATGCCCAAGGCTTTTGACAGCCTCATGGCCTCGCCATTCAAGGCGTTGGCACTGCCGATCATTTCCTTGAAGAAGGCGCCGCCGCCCACGACCGCAGCCAGCGTCTTCAACGGGGCCGAGATTTGAGAGAACGCCTCACCCAGGCCGCCCAAGCTGCCCTTGATCTGGTCGGTCACGCCCTTCACAGAGCTGGCCGCGCCACGCATGGACTGCACAAACTGCGTGTTGTCCGCCGTGATCTCGTAGGCAACTTCTTTCTTTGAATCAGCCATGTCAAGCCTCGCTTGTTTGGGCCTGGCGGTTCAGCCAGGCTGAGTTGTCCAGCTTCGGGGCACCCGTCAGCAAGGGCGCGCCCGCCGCCAGTTCATGCAGTGCAGACGCCTGTTCAGGCGCCTGCTGAGCCTGCGTGTCGCCACCCTTGAACCCAAGGTAGGCGGCCACAAGCACGTGGGTGGGTGGGTGTTTGGCCCAATAGTTCATCAAGGCCCGGATGCGGGGCAGCGTGAGCCGGCCGACCTCGTCCCACGTGTACCCGGTCAAGGAACACACGTGGGCGCGAAGGTCCAACCAGTTCAGCGGCTCCCCGCCTCGGGCTCCCCCGATGGGCCTGCCTCCTGGAGCTGGCTCACGCCACGCACCGCCTCGATCACGGCCTGCATGGTGCCCAGGGTGATCAGCTTGCGCACGGCAGGCACATCCAGGTCTGGGTGCTTGGCCTTCATGCTGGCAGCCGCAATCTGTGCCACAGCCTGCAGCGCATCCTTGGGCAGGCCGATGCTGTTGGGATCGACGGCCGTGACCACGGCGAACTGGTTCTCCAGCTCCTCGATCTGATCGAGGTCCAGCGCTCGGAAGGTAAAGGGCTTGTCGCCCAGCACCAACGTCACGAACTCTTTGGTTTGAACCTTCATAACCCGATCACTCCGATGCGTACTGGTAGCAGACGTTGTTCGACGTGTCGGCAAAAGCCGCGATGTCGAAGTCCATCACCGTGAAGTCGTCCTGCTTGGTGCCGAAGGTGAGCTTGCCGCACACACAGTTCGGGAAGCGCCAGACCACCTTCTTGCCCGAGTAGCCCACCTGAAGGTCAACGCCAAAGATAGGCGCCTGACCCATGGGCAGGTTCTTGAAGGCCACCTGCTTGGCACTGGCTTGGGTGGCCGTGTAGGTGTAGTTGATGAACACCAGCTTGCCCGTGTCAGCAGCAGCGAAGGTGTACACGCCAGCAGCCACCATGTACTGACCCGTGGTAGGAGCACTCGCCACGCGGGTCATGGGCAGGCCGTTGGCATCGATCACGCCCAGGTCACGACCAAAGCTGCCGCTGGAGGGTGGCGTGACGGTGAAGGCGTAGGGCGAGGCCGGAATGGTTGCGCCGCTCGTGTCGTTGTTGATGGCCGTGAGCGTGCCGCTGGTGGTGCCCTGACCGCTGAACACGCTGTCCAGCAATTGGCCGTTGATGCGGGCCAACTTGGCCTTGATGGCGATCTTGCCCTTGCCAACGCCCACAGCAACGGGGAATTGGTTCTGGCCGATCAGCTCCTTCAGGTCGCGGCTGATGTCGACCTGGCTGTCTTGCAGCTCGCCGAATTGAATGGGCGAGGGGTTGGCAATCGTGTTGCCGTTGGCGTCCACGCTGGGCGTTGCCCACAGGTTGCCCGTGCCGAATGCGTACATGGCGGAATCCTTTCAGGGGATGTGATGGATCAGGGGGTGGCATCAAGCCGGTCGGCTCGGGCCAAGTAAGTGAAGCGAAAGCGCAGCGTGTAAACGCCTGCCGTGGCATCGGCCTCGGTGTCCTCTGGCGTGGCCGAGATGCCCCGCACGTCGGTCACCAGGCCACTCACACGGGTGTCGGTCATGAGGTGCTGGTGCACCCAGGCCTTGAAGGGGTCGGCTGCCACGTCCCACGGGTCGCCACGGGTGTGAACCAACACCAGCGCATCAAAGGTGTGCTTGTCAGCACCACCGCCAAAGCGCTCGTATTGGTCCTCATCGGGCCGCAGGATCAGCGCGGGCTGGTCTTCACGGTCAACGCCCACGCGGCGTGAACGCTCGGCCAGCACCACGCCAGGGCAGTCCTTGAGCACCAACAAGGCGGCGGCCAGGATCTGCTCTTGCAGGGTGGCCATGGTCAGTGGTGCTCGGCGTCGAGATCAGCCTGCGGTGCGGCCTGCTCGGGCTCCACCAGGTCGAGGCTGCCCAGCAAGGGCTCAGCGTCGTCGAAGCCGAGGGTGAGCGTGTCACCCTCCAGCTTGTCCAGCGTGCGGCCGGGGTTTGCAGGGTCGGCCACAACCACCTTGTGGCCGGGTTTGACTTTGTAGATGGGCATGGGTCATTTCCTCAGGGTGAATCGAGTGAATGCCCCGTCGTCTTCCGGTAGCCGTTCTTTGGCCGTGTAGCTCACGCCGTTGTGAACCACCGCCACACCACTGCGCAGCCCTGCTGCGGTGGCGTCTGCGGTCTTGAGCAACAGCGTGTAGCCCACGCTCACAGCATCGGCTTGGCCCAGGGTGAGCAGCTCGCCGGGCATGTCTAGGATGCCCATGAAGCCGCTCAGCGAGGCCGTGCTGCAAGGCTTGCCAAAGTCAGCCAGGAAGACGTCGAGGTCAGCGCTGAAGTCGCTCACTGCTGCGCAGTGGCGGCAGGCGGGGA